ATCACCTTCATTAAAAGCAACATTAGTCAATACTGTTTTAGGCATACTTATCCCAAAAGCTCCATCGTTCAAGCTACCATCATTATTTAATATTGTTGCTTGTGATGCTGTTGAGCCTTCTTGTGTTTGATTGTTAAAAGATGCGATAAGTGGCTCAGTATTTGCATCATATTTAGCTGTAGCATCTAAAGTAGCAGAAAATTCACCTGCTCTTGAAACAACTTCATAACCTGTAGAAATTAATCCAGAAAATGTTGCAGGATTTTCTAATGTTAAAGAAAATGAACTCATTACTAAGTCATCTACTCCATACATTTTTCTGTATGCAACATCACTCCAACTACTCATAAAGTAATTTTCATCAGCACCAAAATCAGTATCTACAGATATTGAAGCATCTGATAAATCTTCAGCTAAAGTTCCTGTTTGGAATGTTACTGAAAACTTAACTCGCCCACCTTCTGTTCCTGTATCCCCATTAAGAGTTAATGAAGTAACTACACAATCTTTAAATGCTAAATCTGAATTTGTTAAAGGCGAAGTTATTATAACAGAAAGCAAAGTTCCTGCTTGACTAGAGTCAGTTGCACCTACTGATTGAACACCTGCATTTGAAGCAAAAGAATACACTCCACTCGCAGAACCTACTGCTTCTCCAGTAATATTTTCTAAAAGTAAATCAAGCACAGCAGTAGTTGCAGTTCCTGATACTGATATTTCTTTTACTGATGCTTTTACATCTTGAAAGAAATCTTCTTTTTGTAATGCCCTAGCACCTGTTCTTGGCTCAAGAACTTGTGTAGGATTTAAAGATGGCATCCCTACGGAATCAACATCTAAAGCATGATAAGCATTTCCACCATGAAGCTCTAAAGTTCCAAAAGCATCTTGTTCTGCTATTAAAACCTGAAATTGTTTAGGCGAAAAAGCTGCTGTATTAATAGCCATTATTCATTCTCCTTTTTCTTTTTAACTTGTTTTTTAACTTCCTCTACAAAATCCCAAGCAGGTTTTGGAACTTTCTGAACCACTACTTGCTTACCTGAATTAAGTTTTTCTATTATAGACGAATCATAACCATTTGTATTAAAGCAGTATTTTTTAATAATAGGGTTATTTTTGTCTTTTAATTTTATTTTCATGCTGCTCCTATCCTGCATTTCCTAGATGTTGGCACTTCCACATCCATTGAACTACATAAGTAGATTCTTCTTCATCTGTATTTAAGTCAGTAGATTCAAATCTGCAATTAAATGCAAAAGTAGAGTCTGCTAACGTCATTGTTATATTATCATGTATTAATGCCTCGGTTCTCGAAACAAATCTTAAAACATGGTCTAATGCTGTCTTTTTAACATTTGCCCCACCAAAAACATAATAAACATTAATTGTAAATTCTCTAGTTTCGGAATTAATATTATATTCAGTAAGCTCACTACCGACAGGCTCTAATCGAATAAATTGATTGCCTGCGTTGCTCTCCTCTGCCCCTATATAGACAGGTAAAGAGCCTTTATATTCATCCCTAAGCACCTTCCTTAGTTGGTCAAGTATGTTTTTCCAATTATTTGTGAATGTTACTGCCATCTTCTAGTCATCCTTATAGGTTTAAGTGAGCTAGAATCAACTTCTTCTGCAAAGCCTGACACTTCAATCTCCCAAATATCATTTACTGCTGCAGTAGAATCAAAATTTGTTCCTGCAAATCGTATTTGCAAACCACCTGCAACAGATTGATAGTCGCCATTAACGATTTCATCTGTAATTACTTGAGTTCCTTCATTCATGCCTAGTTTATCGCCATCTTTTGCCCATACAGAGTATTTAGCAGTACCAATAGGACCACCTGTTGTAATTTTTATTTTAATTAAGTCGTATGTGCCACTATATCTGCCTCTTGTATCTACAGGGCGAACTGTGCCATCATACCTTACATCTCTAATCACTCCTTTAGAGCCGTCTGATGTATTTTGCCAAGATAAAGCAGCATTACCATTATTCATGTCTGTAATGTTTTTTTCTGCTTCTTCCATAAAGGCAATACCCATTTCAGAAGTAGGATTATTAGTTCTAATCATAAAATTAGCTGCTATTAATGCAGTTGTTCTAATAATCATATAGTCAAAATTGCCTGACTTATCTTTTAATTGTTCTTTAGGCAGATTAGGGTCAAGGCGAGAATCTAAAAATCTACTAGCATCAGTCCTAAATTGAGTTACCATTGCTGTAAATTCTTCTCCACCCTCCATTAACTTATCTAACGGAGTGCTAGCCGAATAATAATAACATACATCTTCAGCAGAGTTGTAAAACCACTCCCCTTCGACATTTAAGTCGGTATGAGCAGATTGAGCAGGTCCTAAATCCTCCCCATCTGCAAATAATTGAGTTACTACACCACTATCATGAGCAGCATACTTATTAGTTGATACTTCTACCCATCCATACAGAGCAGTCTTTTGGTCAAACTCATCCATTTGAGGAAATACTCTTTTTAATTCTTTATGTGTGCAATATATAGGTGCTGTTGCCATTTACTTCCTCCTTTTAGGTTTCATCTTTTTATTCTTCTTTGACGGTCTTCCTCTTTTCTTGCCGTATGTTCCTTTTCCGTATGGCATAATATCTCCTTAGTTAAATGCTACTATTTCTATTGGGCAATTAATTTTACTATTACAAGACCTAGCAGATATTGTTGTAATCACATTCTGAGTATCGGCTGTAGTATTCGCACCTCCACCATGAGCTGAGTGATAGTTAGCCGTAGCTGTAAATTCTGCATTAGCAGGACCTGTAAAGTCAATTTTTCCTGTTTCGTAATTTATAGTTCCTGTCGCATTTCCTAATATTCTACCATGCCCGTCATCATAGAAAAAAGCACCTATATTAGGAACAGATACTCCTGCTGCATTAATAATAGTATCAGGTGGTAATTTAGCTGCCACAGGTGCATTAACGTCTGTAGCTGCTGTACCTATATCAGGTATTCTTCCAACATCAAACATTGTTGTACCTGAAGAAGCATCGGCTAGTAAAATAGCAGAGCTTGACAATCTTTGCCCTGACGTAAACCTAACATCCCCATCAACTATACCAACATGAACTTTTTTCTCAAATAAATTTCCTGCTGTATAAAATTGTACATCTAATGCAGCTTGAATTTTCTTTAGCACTCCATTAGTTCCTCCAAAATTAGTATTAGAGGCATCAGTCGTAAAACTTATTGTTATTGAAGAACCACCATCAACAGTTATGTCAAAAGCATAAGCTGTACTAGCTGTTAGCCCTGTGCTAGACTGAGGTGTGATGCCTGATAGTCCAAGAGTTTGATAGCCTGCCGTATAAAATTTTCCTGCAATCGAACCCGGTACAATTCCACTAGCAGTAGAATCAGCAACTCTACCAAAACCAAAGAAATTCATTGCTTTAAACTTTCCTGAGGAATTTGTTTGAACAACGCTATACTTATCAAAGTCATGATAAGCATTAAAAAATGGTAGTCTAATAGGGTCGTCATCTGCATTGTTAGTAGTAGCAGTAGAGCCATGAGTAGCTCTAATAACAGTTAAAGTATTATTAGCTAAATCAGACTTATCTCCTATTGCAGTAACTTCCATTATCTCATCTCTAATTCTTATTAAATCGCCTACATGAAATAAGTTTGCAGTACAATTTGTGGCACTTGTGTATGGCTCTAAATAAACTGTTGTGGCTGATGTGCTATTAACCACACCATCTGCTGTAGCAGAATCTAAGTCTGCTGTACTATCTACATATTCGTTTGCATCAAAACTTAAATAAGCTCCACTTGTGGTAGGTGCTGCATTAGCTCCTGATGCTGCTTCTGCATACCCAACCCATCTAACATTAGGCAAAAACGCAAATTCACCTGCACCTAATAAGAATGAAGCTTGTCTTGTAACTGTTGCAGAACCCGGACCTAAATCAACAGAGTTTGCATCATCTACATTTGAATTATCTTTGTATTCTGTAAATTGAAATTGCACTTCTGCACCTACGACTCCATTATTTCTAATGACCATAGACTTTACGTCTTGTAAGTTTTGAGCTGATATACTAGTTGATGAACCTATCATCTTAATAAACCCATCACTATTATCAACCTCTTGCCTTAGGCTAAAAGTTTCAGTATAATTTTCAGTCAAACTGTAATCATAGCTTTCCCCTTTACCTGTACTAATATTTAATTTTTGTATTAAGTTTGCCATTGCCCTCTCCTATCTTAAATGGTATTTGACTGTTATGTTTATACTGTAATCTGAATTATCACTATCACCTCTCATAAATGCTAGTATAACCTTTCCTGCTGCAACATCTGCACTATCTACTGTAAAAGTTGTTTTATAAGCCTGCTCATTACCTGCATTAGTAACATCACTATTATGTGCTAATAAAGTTCCTCCTGTTAAGCAAGACGTACTACCTGAATTAAAAGTAAAACTATATAAGTGCATCCTAGTAGTATCTCCCGAAGCATCATCTGCACCTTCAATAGCTGTAACACTATCTATTGTTATGTTATCAGGAACAAACCACATCATTGGAACTATTTGAGATGCGTATTGAGTATCTGTGTTTGCAGTTGTAAATGATGTATCAGGGTCTGTTCCTGTTCCAAAATCTACATCATTTGCTGCACTAGAGCCTCCACTTCCTGAAGAAAACGGTATAGGATAGTGAGTATTGGCTGCAATATGAGAAAAATCATTGTAGTTTACGCCAAAATAAGCATATTGAGTATTGGCTACAGACTGACCAATGCCCACTTTAACTAAATCATTTGAAGAATCTACCCTAAGTAAATAATTCTCATCCTTATCTCTTACAGAAAATACACCCGTACTATCATCATCTTGAGGCGTAACCCTTAAAGCATCATCGGATAGTTCTAAGGATGAATCAGTACCTTCTCCGTCAGTTATTCTTTTTAAAGAAATTGAAACTCCACCACTATTATCCTCAGACCTTAATAGGCTTTTATATGTACTTGATATTGTTTGACCTGTTAATCCTGCCATTTATTCTCCTTACGTTCCATCATAAATTGTTGTTGGTAATGCTGTTGCTTTTATAATAAATGGATGCTCTGCAATACCATGAGTTGTCCTATAACCATAAGTAAGATATGCTGTTTTAGTAACCCCTGATGTAGAAAATCCAATATAAAATGTATTAGAAGAACCTACTGATGCTAATTCAGATGCTCCTAATACCCACTTAACTGTTCTAACCCCATCATCTACCTCATCATCACCAAATGCAATACCTGTATTGTCATATTCAAATTTCATTCCAATAGAGTTGTATGTAGCATTATCACTTAAACCTATATCGATTCTTGTATCGGTAGAACTTGCATTTATTAAAAATGTTGTTTCTATTTCCACATTCTCACTTGGTGGTGTCTTAAATGTTATTTGATGAGTAGAATCTTCTACTGTCATTGAATTTTGTATTTCATGTGAGGTTGTATTACTGCCATCACCCTCTAATCTTGTATAGCCTAATATCATACCTGCATAAGCACTATTCGCAGCACTATATTCTGTTCCTGCTGAACTAGCTGCTATTAAATTTCCTGACGATAAAGTTATCGTATCGCTACTTTCATCTAATCTTATCATCCTCTTATTATCAACAATAAAATCTACCATATCAGCAGAAGATTGAGTTATATAAGTTCTTCCTGCATTATCAAGATTTAAAGATTTTGTAGTATTTAAATTTAAATCTCCATTTAACAAAATATCATTATTGACCTCTAAATCACCTGTAACCTTAACACCATTACCTTCCGTTGCAAGTTCAAGGGAGGTATTTTCCTCCCCTGACTTGACAGGTTTTAAATGTTTATCTAGTGATTTTTCTGTAGTTAGATTAGCCATCAACCCTTAATCCTTTAATGAAGCCTCTAACTGCTCCACCAACCACATTATCTACTAAATCAATAAACCAAGGTTCAATAGTGTTATTCCAAAAATCCCTCGTCAAACTCCATTTACTTAAACCTAAAGTCATTGCTTTTCCTAATCCATAAAACATTGTTTCTATCATTTCGCAGATATAATCATTAGGCACTTTTTTTAATACCCATAAAACTATTGCTGCTGTACCACCACCTGCTAATAAACCTGTATTGTTACTTACTAATCCTAAAACTGAATCAAACATAAATTACTCCTTTATTAGTTTTTCTAGTTTCTTAATTCTCTTTTCAAGCTCATCAATGCGAATATCTGCATCGTTTGGCTCATCCATATATTTAATGATACGTTCCATTTTATCTAATTTAAATTGCTTGGTTACTACCTTAACCACCTTAGGTAAAATTGCCTTTAATACTAAAGCAGGTATCATTCTTTTATCTCCCATTTTGACAAATCCAACATAGGAAGTGGTTTCTCGATAACATGAACTTTTAATTGGTCGTTCTGTATTGCAACTTTGTTGCCACCTTTAACATAAGGTTTTCCATTTGCAGTTCCGACCTCATAAACGAAGAATATCGTCTTCCACATACCGACTCTCACCACCCTTGCAGGTCTGCCGTCTAATATAACTACATCATCTGTGTTTAAATCTTTTCCTAGGAATACTTTTATTCCCTCAACCAACGACTCTAGCGTTGATTTAAATATTAAAAATAGGAGTCCTGAAATAAAGAGCCATAGGTAATTTCCCATTAACCCTTCTAACTGCTCTTGGAGTTGTTCCTCCATTACCTACCCCTAATCTCTGCAAAACCAAAATTTCCCCTTTGATAACATACAAAGAAGATTTAATAAACCGATTGTCAATCCAACCGTTAATCCTGCTATCCTAAGCCAAATCTCTATGTTTAATAATGATATGCCGACCCCTCCAAAAGAAGATAATATTCCTGTTGAGGGATTTGCTATCGCATTTTTTAATGTATCTATCATACTACCACCTTAAATATTGTTTCGCCTTGCTTTGTCTTTGCTGCAGATTTTGCATTGTAACTTGCAAGACTGTCATCTATATTATAACCCTCACTAATAGTATTTTGCAGGTCTATTTTAATACCATCCCTATTACCATTATCATAAAAAATATAACAATTCTGCGAAGCTCTACCTGATAAATTTAATGCTCTCTCAGAATAATCATTTGCACCAACTAAAGATGAGCTTCTGCTGAAATTATCCCCTACTCTTGCAGAGTGAATATGCCCAAATATAACATAGTCAATTCCAACACCCCTCATCTTATATCTGCCGACTATCTGATTAATAGAACTTTCTATACCACTTTTAATTGAGCCATTTCCGTGCATACATAATAAATTTTGCCCTGCTACTTCTACTACCATCTCTAAAGGGTCGCCCTCAATAAATTTTACAGCCGAGTTGTTGAATAAATACTCCAAAGTTTTAAATATAGTGTAATCGTAATTGTCAGTTGCAATTAAATCACCCCATCCCCAATCCTTCTTAACTCGGCTTTCGTTACCTGAAACACTTAAAACTGTTACGTTAAAATGTTTGTTTAAATGAAGAATCCCCTGTTGGAGTATATCTACTGCTAAAAATGTAGCCTTAGACCGATTGGTCGCCATTGCCAAGAGTTCATCTAATCTTCTATCAGAATTTAATAGGTCCCCTGTAAGTGCCACTACTATGTTTTTAACTCCTGCAGTAGAAAAATACTTTATCGCTTTTTCAATAAAATCTCTTATTCTTTGAGATGCTACAGTAAAGTCATACTTGTTATGCTCTAGTTCAACTAATTCGTTAAAATGTACATCACTAAATTGTATAACTCCTACAGTCTTATTGCTAGAACGATGTTTAACTGTAAGTTCGCTTAAATTATGTTTTTCAAAAAGCTTTTTTAATTCTTGTGCATAAACAGATACTGCATTTTCAACCCTAACGTGTTCACGAAATGCTTTTCTCTCTATACGATTAAGGTCTTGAGCTGATTGTTTTTGCTTGGCTAGTTTTACATTTTCAGCAAGTAACTCTAACTCATTCTCGTCTGCAATAGGTGTAATAGTCTTTCTTTCACAAAGTTTACACTTCCATCTTTGACGATTCTTAGGGTCAAAACCTTTTTTTATCATTCCTACATTATAGCAGGAAGGACAAACTATCTTATTTCTATCCATATTTGTGTTATAATTTAAGTTATAACGAGTAGATTTTGCAAATCACAGAGAACGGATTATATTACTTAATTCCTTAGCTCGATTTGGCGTTTGTTTTGCCCAACGAGAATCAAGCATTTCATCTGCTGCCTTTTTCCATTCAAGCATTTGCATAGCGTGTAGAGCTTTCTTAAACTTTGATACCCCTGATAATCCCATTTGATACGACATCTCGACTAATACACCTTGTACTTCATGAGGTACAGAATCTAACCAATCAAATTTCGCTCTAACTCTTTTGATTAATTTTTCTAATTTTCTAATTAATATTTCTTCTGCTAAATCTTCATCTAAATCTAAATCTTTAATTGCAAACCCGTAGCCTATAGTATCATAACCTTCGGTACATTTATATACACGACTTCTAAATCCTTCGTGATGCTTGATTCTTTGAAGTAAGTCTTTCATTTCTTTTTACCCCAATCAATTTTGTCGTAATTTGCTCTGTACTGCTCATCACATAAATCAACACGATACCAATCGCCTTTACCTGCACCATTTAAGTCGCCTTTTTTGCGAATTACTCGTCTTTGACCTGTTTTTGTGTTTATACTAGGGTCTAGTGCCATTAGTCTTTTTTAGTAGTCTTTTTAGCAGGAGCTTTGTA